GCGGTTGCTAGATCTTTAATAGATTGATTAAACCCTTCTGGATTATTTTTTAATACAGCAAGGTATCTTGTTGCTCCGCCTGAGGTTAAGTCTGTATATGATTTAGATCCTAATCCTATATTAGAAAAACTCTGACCTTGATATTTGTTTAAACTAGCATACCACGGGAGTACCGCAGAACAGAAGCCCGAGGCCTTAGACATAAACGAGGCAAAATTTTTATAACCGCTGACACTGTTAACTAAAATTAAATTTGCCCTTGTGGTCACTGTGCTTGTAATCGAAATATTAGAATCTCGACCTGTAACCCATTTTGGTAACAAAGCAATATTAGAAGTTAATCCTGCAACATTACTAGCTGTACTATTACCACCGCCGGCGTAAATGTTGTTTATTAAAGTTACAAATGTCTGTGAGTTAAAGGTATTAAATGTATTGAGCATTGTTTGACTAGTGGTCAAACCTTGTCCGTTTAATAAACCAGCTAAAGCAATCGTTTGAGCAGAACTTACTGTAGTCATTATTGTCCTACTATAACATCAGGGCTACCAACCTGGATACTATGGCCGCAGGTGTTACCACTATTAACCCACGCCACAAATTTTCCGTCAGCCTTTACTGTTCCGCTACCATCAGTAATAGTTGCTGCTTCGTGTGGCGGGTGTGGTGGCCCATAAGGAGCGTGTGGCGTTATAGTATCGCCAATTAAAGCAACTAGCTGTCCATTAACTTTAACCGTTGATGCGCTAGAAATAATTGCACCACCTTCTTCGTTAGTATCCTGGTCCCGGGCTATTGCGGTCATTATATTACTATACTCCCTTTAGTAACAGGTTGTATGCCAGTTGTAGTCTGAATGTAGTGATTTTGCATCTGATCGATAACTTCACTGTGCATAATAACATGTATTTTACTAATACTTATACTATTTTTTGGGTCAGCTGTAAACAAACTTTGCATGAGTCCGATACCTTGTGCGCTAGGGATTACTGTGCAAGGCCTATCTACAATAAATTCATTGGGTTTATCTTCGATGATTTTGGCTACTACTTCGTCGCCGTTTACAATTTTGAAAGCAATTATATCGCCTGCATTATATGCTTTATTGAATAACATTTTTATCCTTTAAGTGAATTGAAAAAATTTTCTGGTTTCTTGGTCAATCCTTGGAATCCGCCTTCTATTAGTTCGTATCCATAGAATATCTGCGGAACACTTCTTAGACCTTTATCTAGTAACATTTGTCTTGACTCTGGATCAAGCTCAATATTGACTTCAGTGTAGGTCACTCCTTTGCTTTCTAGTAGCTGTTTTGCCCTGTCGCAAAACGGGCAATTATTTTTTGAATACACAGTTAACACATTTTCTCCTCTATAACTTTGTCTTTTTTTAATCTTGGTAAAACATATTCCGTCATCCAGAAACCAAGTCCTTGGTAATTGGGATGAAAATTATCCTCAATGAATAGTTGCTTTTCTAAGCACACTTCATACAAGCATTTTTTATCTTGCCCAAAAATAAATCTTGAAAAATCTAATTGACTAGCTAATTTAGCTAAGATATCATATCTGTATATTCCAAAATTTCTATTAATCAAATAATCTTCTTTATTCCAGTAATTTACATAAGACATAAAATAGTATTTTTGTTTTTTATTTTGAAGATAATTTTGTAATTTTATCATTTCTAACAAACTTTTTATTGCCCTGGTACATTCATTACCTTTTTTTGTTATTTCTTTGAATGTTTTTTCTACTATCAAATCTCCGGCAGGCAAATAACGCACATCATTGTATACCGGAAGGTTATTAATATCTACTAACGGATCAACTATATAATCTTGCCTTTGTAGTCCTGACCACATTACAAGAACACAATCGTATTCAATGTCATTGAGCGTTTGCTCTATAATTACACTTTCGGAAATATATTGATTTCCGGCACCGGCTAACCCTAAATTTTTAGTTTCTCCATACGGTTCCAACCACGAATGCCAACCAGAAAAACTACAACCCGAAGTGAGAAATTTCATTACAAACTAAATCCATGTTTTATATAATGTTATCTTTTTCTAATCTTTGACATAACAATTCCATCCAATATTCATATCCTTGGGTTGTTGGATGGAATCTGTCATTGGATATGAGATTTTTATTGTAGCAAGCCTCAAATTCTCCTAAGCCTTCATCTAAAATCCAATTTTGTATATTTAATTTTTCAATTAAGAAACTATTTTCTGGAAAATGGCTAGCACTGACTTCACTGCTTTCTCTAAGAGCCGGTTCTATTAAAGTCTCATTGAATTGATTCATTATGATACTAAAATAGTGAGGAGTTCCTAAACTAGCCAAATAGTTTTGTATTTTTAGCATTTCCAACAAACTTAGATAGTGCAACTGTTGCTGATCAATGAACTTATGCATACCTTTAAAAATCATGTCGGCGTACTGATGTTTCAAATGATCCCAACTACCTATACCGCCAGTAAAAAGATATTTTGCATCATATATAGATCCTTTAGCCATCCAGTTGTGGAAATAGCTATGATCATCAACTACTACATCAAGCCTCGATAGCGTAGACCAACTAACATATATTAAATCAAATTTTTCTCTAGCTGTTGCCGCAATTACTGAATCGGCTATAAATTTATTCCCGGCCGCGGCATGACTTAGATTAGTAATTTTGCAACCGGGTATCTTTTGTGAAAGTATTGGCTCTAACGCCATGCAAAAGCTACACCCTGCTATCAAAATCTTCATTACAGACTGAAGCCTTTGAACGTGTTGTTATCTACGTCTTGTTTTGTACCACCTATAACATAACTACTAATTTCTGTTTCTTGTGGTGCAACCTGCACTTCAGATCCAGCAATCCATTTGGCTGTCCACGGTAGCGGATTGGATCCTGGCTTCATGCCACAGTTTAATCCCACCGCTGTCATACGTTTACAGGTCAACCAGTCCACATACTGACTTAACAATTGTTCGTTAAGACCAATCATGCTGCCATCTTTAAACAAGTAATGTGCCCACGATTTTTCTTGTGCGGCCGCTGCCAAAAACATTGCTTCACATTCTGCACGAGTTTCTTCTTTTATAGAAGCATAATCAGGATCATCCTGAGGTAGCAATTTGAGAAGGGTTTGCGTGGACCCTAAATGAACGTTTTCGTCTCGTGCAATCAGTTTGATGATTTTGGCATTGCCTTCCATCTTCTTTAGTTCTGCAAATGCCCACGAACAGGCAAAACTAACATAGAATCGAATACCTTCTAATGCGTTAACGCTGTTTAGACATAACCATAATTTCTTTTTTAGTTGGTACATATCAACAACAATTTCTTTGCCGTTGACTGTGTGTGTTCCTACTCCTAACAAATTATAGTATTGTACAGATTCTATTAGCTCATCATAATAGCGGCTAATGTCTTTAGCACAATTAACAATATCTTCAATGTCAGTTAACTCATCAAATACAACGCTAGGATCGCTATAAACATTACGTATAATATGAGTATAGCTGCGACTATGAATAGTTTCGTTGAACGCCCAAGTTTGAATCCAAGTTTCGAGCTCAGGAATAGTAGCGATGGGAAGAAAAGCAAGATTGGGACTACGACCTTGAACACTATCCAAAAGGATTTGTCGCTTAAGATTACTTGTAAAAATATGTTGTTCATGTTCTGTGAGTTCTTTGAAGTCTTTACTATCTCGAAGTACATCTACTTCTTCTGGTCGCCAGAAAAAGCCCAGTTGTTTATCTGTCAGTTTATCAAACTGTCTATACTTTAATACATCATACCGCTGTATTGGTGCTGCACCCGAGTCATCTAAAAAAGCCAATGCTTCTGTATGATTTTTTTTATTATTAATATTGAATACGCTCATTACTGTTCCTGTGCATAAGTTTTTGCAAATATATCTTTTTTAATTACACCATAATCGTTAGCGCCGTGTCTGACAATGTAGTCATTGCCTGCTGTATAGTTTAACACTTCTCCCCAGCTGGTTGCGACCGATCCGTTGTGATCGGCTAGTTTAGCTACTTTAATAATTTTCTTTGGATAGCAAACACCGTTGCCTGCATCATCTTTAAGCTCGCTAAACTTTTCCGGGGGCATCGGATATTTTTCGCCTTTAGGTCCAGTAAGTATGTAATAGCCAGCTTTATAATTTACCGGTCCTTCAAGAGTTTGAATGGTTCCATCCTCTTGGGCAATTTCATACCTTTCCGGATTAGGTTTTTTGTATGTCTGGAAAGAACCTTCCTTAAACCAGTCATCGGTTATTTTTGCGTCTTCAAATAAATTAATATATTTT